GACCATTTGGCTCGTAAGTGAAATCACTTATAACATACGCATACTTATTAACAACGCCTTTTCGTATATCTACGTAGTTGTAGTAAGGGTCAGCCACAGGGTCAGGACCAGACCCTACTTGTGGTGTAAATACCCAAGACCCAGCAGAGTAAGAAGTCCCAGCATTTAGTTGAAGGGGAGTTATAGGGTTGCCAAGTTTAAATTCAGCTAAGGCACCTGTAATATCGTTAGTGGAAGGTTGCAAAGTAAAGTTTTGACCCACAACCCAAACAAACGTCCCGGGCCTCATATTAACGGGTATTAGAGAAGTTTTATCCGGAATAAATTGATTGTCGCCAGAGTTATATTCATACTCTATAATTTCGGGTTGATAAATACCACCTGTGGTAGTTTCTTGGTAAATATTCCCAACGTCCCAAGAAGAGTAGTCTTTAGCTGTTGAAATTTTACCTTTTGCAATCAAGGCATCTATCTCTGCCGTAGTAGAGATTGTTAAATTTTCATTAATTACGTGGAGTTTGGTGGTTGCTCCTGTTGAATACTCCCAGTAACAAACTTGACCTTGGAGAAACTTCCCAGGTAAAAGTGGGATGATTTGTTGTAAAACCAGGTTTTTGTAAACAGTTTGATCTTTTTTCTCTGCTGAGTAGGGCGTAAAGTTTGTCTTAACAGGGTAGAAAACCGGTATAGGCAATGATGTGGTTACCAAGTCATTGACTTTAAGTATAGTGCCGGTTGGTTCAAAAGCGTAAACGTCAGTGTAAGTTGCAGCAGACGGGTCTAAAAGTGTCGGAGTATTGTAGGCAGCGCTAGCTGAAATATGGGGATCAGAGAACCGAGTTGAGATATTAAAAGTTGAGTAAAAAGCCGCATCTACATCGCTTACCGTAGGGTCAATAGTACTTGGGAAAACTTGACCCGGTGTGAGAATAGAAAATAACCGGTCTCTAAAGTTTAGAGAGGAGTCTTTGGTGTTGTTACCAAAGCTGCCGTTAGCGTCAACTTCAACGGTTAAGTTGTATTGAACTTGACTCAGAGTTATAGGGTACAGGTGACCCCGGTTCTCTACTGGAACGGAGAAGTTGACAACGTTTTGACCACGGTCAAGTTGAGCCTGGTTTAACTCAATACCACCAGGACCAAGAACAAAGAAAGAAATTTGACCGTTGGGTTTTAAGTAGTCGGTGAGGTAGTTGTAAGTACCTTGGTTGGGGCGGTTGGGTTGAACAGAGGTCTGAGTACCAACTCCGTAAAAATCAATAAAGAAGTTTTGCCAGTCTTCAGAACTTACAGGGTTTCTTCGGCGAATAAGTGTAAAAAACCTTTCTTGTACTTCTTGGTAAGTTTCTACATCACTACCGCCTTGAGCAGGCTGAGGGTTAGTAGCTGTTAAACCCTGAACGTTGATTGCCCCGACGCCTGTAATTGAATTTGCAGGTGCGTTATAGATGCTGCCAACAAATTGTGAAGCTACGGTAACATTGGCAGTTGTCTCACCTGCTGGGATAGAAATCGCACTGTCTGTGACAAATGTGAATTCTTCAGCACCAGTTAAATTGGCGTTTGAAGTAAAAGTAGTACCGATTGGGATATTAGTTGCACTTCCGGAGGCAGGTACAGTTAGTACTAGACGGGCAACAGAAGGGGTACCCAGACGTCGCATTGCCCCTAGAAAAGGACCAAGCCACTCGATCAATATGGATTGTGGTAAAAGATTTGCCCAGAATAAAAATTCGCCCTGAGCAAAGGCTTGCCCTTCTAGCAGAGCCGCTAGAGGGTTACTCGCACTGAAGTCATTAAGTGTTTGTCCACTCGCTTCATAAACCCTTTGCGTAGCAGCTTGTACTAAAGCCGCCTCGTTTCTGGGGTCTAAACTAACTGAGGGCAGAGGAGAGTAACGCACTTTATTTTACTGTTTCTTTACAAGGTTTTACCCGGCTATAGTGGGCAAACTATATCAGAATTACCGCCACCCAAGCTATAGTTCTTACAAGTAGGGTCACCAGCTGAATAATACACCCCGTTGTCAAGCTCTAAATCTTCAAAAAGAAACTCCACCCACTGTTTTACAATATCTTTGGTAACCAGGTCTGCGGAATTTAACGCTTGGAATTTCTGATCCGCAGTACCTGTAGTTAAATTAAACTTATCATTAGAAGTATAACTCTTTGGTGCGTTGGCTGGAATATTAACCGGATTACCGGGAGCCGTTGTGAAACCAAAGTTCCAAACCCCTGAAACCACCTTACTACCACTTATTGGACCGTAACTTCCAGCTACGTACACGCCGGAGGGGGTTATGTCAGGTTGGTTGGTTGTTATTGTTACATACGCCGAATCAAGACCATTGGGCCCAGTTTGAATAAGGGAGTTCAGCCCCAGGGGATCATAATGCCAGTCCAACGACTGCCCGTCAAAGTATATTTGTTGAGCTCCGTTAAGCCATTGTGAAGTAACAATTACGCCAGAACTAAAAGTTGTCTTTGCCATACGATTGTGGGCACTCTCACGTTAAGTGTTTTTACCCTACCTTGGGGTAGGCAAAAAAATGCCCCTATTTCTAGAGGCATTATAGCGTTTGTAAGATTGAGTAAACTCTAAATGGTCGACTCAGGTCCTCACGAAATAATTCACGGTAAATTCAACTTCGATTTCCTGAACGTCGGCGCTTGAGCGATCAACTTCAGCAGTTTTTATCGACATGAATTGACATTCGTAACAGACATACTGACCGCCACCAGCTGCGCCAGCTTCACCGTTGCAAGAACGGGGAGTTACGGTGATCGTAATTGGCTCACAATTGTATTTAAGCCAAAACTTTTCAAGAGGAATGAAAACGTTAGGGTCGTAGGGAGCGGTTAACGTAACGTTCTCTGCAGTCCGGGGACCAACAACATGATAGATCCGGTTACCTGTGCCGTTGGCATAGGTGCTAGAATCGGAGTTGTCGTTGATACCACTAAATTTGGTAAAAACCGCGACTAGTGATAGGGCTGGGACTGCGGTTGGGCACGTAAACGTAACTTCGTATTGCGACTTAGTGATTGGTACTAGAATAGCCATAGAAACACCTCCTTAGTGTCCGATCAGGACAGAATATCGGTGACCATTGCGCCAGAACCGATGAGACCTTGAGCACCGAGGCCAACCAAGTTGACAACGCGCTCGACGGTGATCTCAGCGCGGACAACGCGACGCTCACGAATGTAGTACTCAGGGCGAACAGCAGGAGTGCCGGTCAGCTGGTAAGTGTAAGCGAAGGCTGGGGTAGCAGCATTAGCGCCACCAGCAGGCATAACGGAATCAGAAGGACCGTTGGGGCTGTAGAACAACAGAATGCCATTCTCAGGGAACACGGGCTGCAGGCTGCCGTCGGTGGCCAAATAACGACCTTCAGCCACACGCAGACCACGCTCAAGACCGAAATAACGGGCGAGCATGTCGGTGTCAATGCTGTCAGCAGTCGTGTACTTGATACGCTCAAGGATCGCGCTGTTTGTCAGCAGTTGGTCAAACACAGCTGTACCAACAACCATCGAGTTAGGACGGATACCGATCTGGTTGGCGACGGTGCGCTTCAGAGTCAGAACGTCTTCGATTGGGTTGGAGGTTGCGGAGGACCAAGCAGAGTCGCCAGCAGCAGAGCTGTAAGCGGTCTTGAAGGTTGACCAGGATGTGAAACCTTGGCCAGTTTGGCTACCAGGGGTGCCGTTATAGGGCTCGTAAGGGTTATAGGTACCGGTAACGGTAACAGCTTGAGAAACGGTATATTCGTAGGCGTTCATCAGGCGGGACATGGCGTTGCGAGTTTCAATCGCACGCAGGTCAACCTGAGCGGGGCCTTCGCCAGCGTTCTCGATGACTTCTTCAGGAAGTTCCCAAGCAACCACTTCTTGCTCAAGAGCATAAGGCTCCGAGTCATAACGTGATTGAACGTAAGGGATGTTGGTGCCATACGCACGACGGAAGTCGTTGATGGCGAATTGCTCTTTGCCAAAGCGCAGAATACGACCAGCACGGGTCGGGGTGTCGACGACGGGGGCGATGAAGTTGGCAATGTTGGTCGCAGGAAGCATAAAGCCCTGGGCCAAAGTTGTCAAAATCGGATCTACGCCCGCATACGTCTGTTGCAGGTTCATCATGTTAGATGATCTCCTCTTCAGAAATAAAGGTTGACTTCAAAAATCGTAATAAACGATCCCTCGGACTTACACTTGCGAACAAGATGCCAAGGACCGTCTTTATAAGAAAAACCGCTAGGTTTTTATCAAGCGAAGGAAACGAGAACGAGGTTACGACCACCGATACCAACGTTTTCGCGAACGATGGGTGTGGTGCCGTCGAGGGAGGCAAGTTGACCGCCGGCAGCAACAGCTTGGCCGAGGTTGTTGACACGCAGTTGAGTGGCGATTGTGATGGCGCCAGGAGCCAAAGCAGGATCAACTTCAACAAGCAGAAGGCCGCTGGTAGCAACGGTCAGCTGACGAGCTGTGTAGGGTTGAGCCAGAGCTGTAGGCATGTAGGCTTGGTTGATACCGACGATAGCGCCAGTGAAACCGACGATAGCGCCAGGATCAGCAGCGACGTTGGGGCCAGCGTAGACAGCGTACACAACGGCACGGAGTTCGCCAACTTCGACAATACCGACGGCGGTGCCAGCGGCGATTGCATCAGGTGAACCGGCTTGGGCGTCAACGGCACCTTCCCAGGTTTCTGCGTAACGGATGTATTGCTTGCCGTAGCAAGGTGCAGCATTAGATGCCATGTTTTTATCCTATAGTAAGGGACTTCAATGTTTGAACTTTATGTGCCTATGGAGGCCGCCGGGTGTAGTTACCAACTCGCAATGAGGGCATTTTACTCGGGGTTGATTTATAGGCCCAACAGGTAGTTTGCCTAAGACGTAACCCTCACCAGGGCACGTATGAGACCTTTTGTTGTTTAGTCCGTTATTCCAGTAAGGCATTTTGCCGCCAATATGACCGCCTTTTGCCTTACCTTCTTTGCTTTGCTTTGCATTTGCCGCTTTGGCGTTTGCTGACCGCTCTTCAAACGGTCGTGAGTTGTACTCTTGTATATTCTGGATAGCAGCAGGTAAGAACTTTTCGCTAAGCTGCTGGCCATGTTTCAAGGCTTCTACTCGGGCTTGTTCAACCGTCCAGTCACCAGATAACAAATTGGCCGCACAGCAGTCGTAGTAGTCCCCTGTCTCCTGGTATCTAAACCGATGCAAGAAGGCGTGCATCGCTTTATTTACTTTGACCAGATTGCTTGGGTCGTCAGTTCCGCCAGCGTGTTTAGGAACGAGGTGGTGTAAGTGGTAGTTGATTTTCATACCTATTTTTTACCCTTATTGGTATTCTACAAAACACCGACATCTGTCGTAACACCTACAACCTTTTCCCGGCATGGGCAACTCTCCAAAAGGTTGCCAACCCATAGAGTCATACTGCTTACAGTCAACACAACATTTCTTATCGCGTTTGGCTACTCTTCTCATTTCTTTGAAGCCTTGATCTTGAGAGACCATGTAGAGCCCTAAGTTGTAAAAAGAAAAAGTAGGTGTGGCCAAATAGCGAGAAACACGTTCAGCTAGGGAGGGCCAAGTTTTTCCTTGAGCCCTTTGTTGTTCGGCTTCGAGTTCACCAATCTGTTCTGGATTGATATTATCGAGTTCGTCAATACCTATGTCAACTGCCCCGGGAATTGCGCTAAGCAAATCATAATCTGCAAAGTCAAGAGTTTGATCCCCAGGTCGTAAAACACCTGAGTCAATGTAAGTTTTTGTCTCTGCTAAAAAAGTAATCAGAGGGGGGAGCATGTCACCTACAATCACGGGCCAACTTTTTTCAAGTTTTTGCTCGGGTTTGTCAGTTCCAACTCCTAAAATAACTGCGGCCAAGGCAGAGACAAGGGTCTTGTCGATTAGAGTCCTTTCGTACTCTTCCCACTTCATTAACTTGTCTCTGTATCCTTTTACTAAGGCGATTGCTTCGCCTCTCATTCTCTCTTCAAGAGTAGGTTGATCTTTGCACTTTGCGGCCAGTGTTTTTGCCTGAGAGAAGAAATCGGACCTTCTCTTTGTTACCATTCCGATAGCTGAAAGAAGGTCCACTTTATTTACCTAGGCTCAGGAGAACATTGCCTTCTTGAGGGCCTCAACATAGTCCATTTTGCCTTCAGACTCATTGACCATTTTGAGAGCTTTCTCGTGGGGGTCAAGATCAGATTCGGCATATTGGAAAGTACCGCCAGCAACTTCTCCAAAGGAGACCATTGGGGGGAGCTTACTCAGGAGGTTGAGTAACTTCGTTGCGGAAGTTTCACCTTCGGAGAACTCAAGAGTACCAAACTCAAGCCCTTCCACATAGGAAACAAGCTCTTGCTCAGGCATCACACCATCAGTCAGACGGCCTTCTGTATACAAGTGACCGATTGCTTCGGTCATTTGCATCTTACGGAAATTCATCTTTTCTTCAGCATGACGACGCTCCAGCGCGGCATACTTCTCCTTGAGTTCGACCAGTTCGTCATACATCTGCTGCGGGAAACCCACAGCCTTGGCTTGAGCGTCAGAACCCATGCCATATTCCATTTCGGGATTCATGCCATAGTTCATACCGCTGCCACCACAAGCATGGTCAGTGGAGAGTTCGTTGTAGTCCTCATCGCCTTCATCCACACCGTCATCGCCTTCACCTGCTTCGTAGGTGGAGCCGAAACCAGTCTTGGTGTAAGGATTCTTCTTACCGCCGCCACAACCTTCGCCGTGGTCAGCACCGCCTGTTACACCGCCGGAGCGCATTGACACTTGGTCTTCGGTGTCGGTGTCGTCCATAGCGCCAGGGGTAAGTTGGCGTTTGTTGGACTTCTTACCATCGCCAATATTAGCGCGTAAGCTATCGAGGGACTCACCATATGCACCGTCGGGGCCTACAGTTTCGTCAGCTTCGTCAACTTTGTCCATAGCACCAGGTGTGAGCTGCTTGCTGGTAGACTTCTTCTCACCGCGATAAGACTCGGCATAGGCACCGTCAGGACCAACTGTTTCACCGGGGGTGTCAGTGTCGTCCATAGCACCAGGTGTGAGTTGGCGATTTTTGGACTTTTTACCATCGCCGATGTTCTCACGCAATGACTCAAGGCTTTCCTCACCGGACATGTCGCCTTGATCATACTCTGCGTGCTCAACCATCTTGCCACCCTTCATTGACTTGCGAGCAGTTGTTACACCGCCTTCACCTGTCATTTCTGCAGCTTCTGGCTCACCGTAGAGATAATCGTGGGTTTTGACCGATTTAGCCTTGGCATCTGAACTCTTTGTGCGAAGAACACGCATGTTCTTATCACTCATTACGTTTGTAGTTTGAACGGCGAAAACTTCGTCGTCAGGCATTTCTTCTGATTCGGTTGGAATCTTGGTGGCAGTCTCGTCACGACCGTAGGGGTCGGTACCAGTTGACATTTTGGGTTTGTTACCTTCTGGGTAATCCTCCAAACCAGCGTCATACTGATCGCTGTTCATAGTTTGATCGTAGCCATCTTCTTGACCCGCCCAACGGCTTTCACCATCGGCGTTATCCTTACTGGCTTTAGCAGTGTTGAACCTGTCGTCTTCCTGTTCGGCTGACTCAGCAGTGTGCATACGGTCGCGGTCTTGCTCGCCGCTCTTAGCTGTTTTCATACGCCCAACATTGCCTGCTGAACCTTGCTTACCAGTTTGCATACGGTTAACATACCCGTCAGAAGTAGAACGAGCGGTTTCATAACGACCGAACTCATCACCTTCAGCATGATCTTCGGAGATCAGCTTGTCTTCTTCCTTACCAAAGCGCTTGGCCATTTTGGCTTCGCCTGGTTTGCCTTCTTTCTTGAGACGCTTGGCCTCAGCAGAACGATCAGCAGCGGCTTTGCGCTCATCGGTCGATTCTTTGTGAGCTTCATCGTAGACGTTTTCTACGACTTGCATGACTTGGCCGTTGGCACCTTTGACGTGCTTCCGGCTGATTTGTCCTTGGTCCATAAATTCCTCTTCCGGAAAATGATTAGAGAGGTCAGCCGTCTGCTGAGCGATTTCAGTTCCTTCGCGACCTAAATTTTTACTAGTTTCTTTGAATTGTGTGGCATCTGGGTTTGCCATTTGTGCCGTTTCAGTATTAGTTGCTGCCGATGAGGCCCCAGCTTCCTGAATAGGCTCCGTGGTTTGTGTTTGTTGATTTGTTTGTAACTCTTTTACCGCACTAGATACATCCTGACGGACAGCATCTAGTTTTTCACGGAGCATTTCAAGTGGGCTTCTCTCAACAATAATTGTTGGTCCAAGTTCATCATCAAAAATTTCCGAAGGAGCTAAGCTCACGGCGAAGTCGTAGATTCCTTCTTGTTCAGAAAACGAGAAGGGCTCTAAACCTTTTACAGCCGGGGGTGAAGCCCCCAGCAGGGCAAGGTGACGAGCACTCCATTTTCCTTTGGAAGGGTTAATAGCACTATCAGGTGAGTAGAAGGAGATCGAAACCTTTCGGTAATGGCCGTCCTTTACTAAATCCTTTGCGACGGGAGAAAATTCCACGTCAGCATAGAGATTGTCACCTTTCTTTGCGAATCCTTTTATCCAGCCATAGGCTGGTAAGCTGTCATTATCACCCGCATGTCCGAGCACGAGGGGTGCCGTGTGAACAGACGGATCATACGTCTCCACCACTTGTTGGAGGTCTTTCTCAGAGAAATGCCTCTGAACCCCCTGTGCTGAAGTTTGATCGCCAGCTTTAAATACGTGGATTCTCTTTGTAAAAGTCATTTTACTTTTTCCCCCTGCATCTTTTTACCCTACTTATCCATTTCAACTGCTTGATCCTCAGTTATAGTTTGATTGCCGAATGGTTTGGTTGGTTCTTCCCTTTCTTCATCAGGTTGATCCATCATGGCGATCAGCGCTTCTATGTCGCTGTCGGTCATGTCTGTGCCTGCAGCCGGTTCAGCAGCCGGGGGTTGCGCAGCCGGTTCAGCAGCCGGGGGTTGCTCAATGGCATCAGCTTGAGATTCTTCAGGAGTGGCACCCGCTGGCAGCGCGGTTTCGTCCGCTGCAGCTTGTAGATCGGCAGCAGCAGCTTGGGTATCCCCTGAAGTTGCTTCGGCAGGTTGCTCAGGAGTGGCTTCCCCTTCTCCATTCATGACTGACTCAAAGAGGTTCTGATCTGCTTGCGGGTCGTAGGTAGTTTCATTTGATTGCTCTTCAGAAACGTCTTTTTCTTCAAGCTCAACTCGGAAATGCCTCTCAATCCATTCTTTCCTAGGGGTGTATCCGGATTGAATCATTAGGGATACATCGGGCATTGTTAATGGCGACTCTTCAATACGAAACTCTCGCGTCAGAGACGGTGCGGCAACGTCTGTGCCAAAGTTAAGATCAACTATCCACCTTACGAGAGTTTGTGTAAGAGTGTGAGAAATTGCTTCAGAAATTTCGCTGGCTCTAACTACACGAACTGTGTTGGCAACTTGAGAAGAAGCGCGAGACCCTGCTTCAGCTTGACCCGCCTCATTCTCTCCGCACAGAATCAAAGATATTTCTTTATCAATGTATTCAATAAGGTTCTTGAATACCTCTGGAGAACCTGAAGGAACTACAAACTCAAGTTCGTATCCTTCCGGCAGAATCATTGCCGTTTCTTGACTCAGATTGGAAAGGTGACCGTATAGCGTATCCAGTTCTCTAGTACTTGCTGAGAGGGGTGCTTTAGCAACAGCAGTCGGCGTCGCGTAACGGTCGCCGTAGAGGACATATGATTCGATTGCACGACGCCTAAACTTAACAAGAGGGTAAAGAATCCGACCCAGAGCAGAACCATACGGGTCGCCATTGTGGCTAACATAATAACGACTGACAATAAATTTTCTTTTTGGTAACTCAACACCTTCAAACATTCTATTGAATGTCAAGCAACGCATCGTGAAACCGGTCTGGGCGTCTTCTTCTTCCTGGAATACAAATCTGCGTTGATCGCGCATACGCACATCAAACGGGATCACCCCACGCTTTGTCTTCTTCCACATTATTTCCCCGACTGAGAAACCGGTAACCATGGACTCACCCATGCCTACATATATGTCATCAAGCGGTAGTTCTTCTAAAACTTCTGCAACAAAGTCGCGAACAGCAAGGTCACCAGGTTTATCCGAATATTGCTGCACATACCATGGGCGAGAGGTTACTTCCTGCATCAGCTTCTTAAAGCTAGATTGCACTGCCTCATCGTACAATAGACGTTGATATACTATAAGCGCACGGTTGCCACCCTTGGCGATGAGCAAATCATCTTGCGGGCGTACAATTGTATTTCCTTGACCAGTGAAGGGTGAGGAGGAACCGAACATGTACAAACTTGAAAGATTGTACGGGTCCGACGTATATTTTGCTACCTCTCCGCTAGGTACGGGTGCTGTGCTAAATCTTTTCGCCATTACGACTTCCTCTTGTAAATGCGACCACGACTCCAGTCTTCACCTGGACATTCTTTAGATCTTGTTGAAGTTATACCGTTATTCCACCAGACATTTCCAGTTCCTGACGAACTTTGTCGTTCTGCTGTTTTTTCCACCTGTATTCTCCCAAGGACCCAATCTTCATAGGGAGCATACACACCAAACCGATTCTCGATTCCGTTGTTCCACCACTTACCTAGACGACCTCGTACCCAACCTTCACCAGGAAACTCAAACACTTTTACTTGCTTAACTCCGTCATTCCACCAGCAAGTACCTTCTTGAGAAGGTGGTTCAGAGGCATTGGGGTTAGAGTTGTAACACCACACACTTCCGTGATAAAAATCTAAATAATACTGCTCTTCTTCACGAGTTTCTAAACCATCGTCTTCGCTCACAATCCAGTAAAAGTTTTCGGGATGTTTTTGAAGAGAACGACTAAACTCAGGATTCATATCCCCCGTCATATGTCCTTTGTACCTTTGACTAAAATCAACAGTACTACCCACCTGAAACTTCTTGTTGGTTAGGTTTATAGCAGCGTAGGTAATCACACAGCAACAGCGTTTGTAGTTATTATACCCTGTTTACCGCCAGGTAAACTTAGTTGGCCAGAGTGTAATTCATAGGGGGTTGCGGCACTCCATTTACTGCATACTGTATAAAAACCCGGTATAAACCATCCTCACCATTTGTACTCCAATCACCAAGTACACTGAGGTCAGTAAGCCCTTCAACATTTTGCAAAATGCTGTATTGAATCGCAGAGTTTATCTGACCAGGGTTAATTACTTCTAGAACGTAGTCACCGATGCCATAATCCGCTCTCATCACACGCTCATAGTACCGTGTCTCTAATACACTGCGAATATGCTGAGAAACAAGTGCGAAGTCTGTACTTGTTGCCAGATTACCATTACTCACTGTCAGGGGGTAACTTAAACCCCGAACCGATGGAGATAGAATTGCAGGTGTACTCATTACCTTACCATATAGCGTCTTGAAATTTGAAACTCTAAAGCATTGACTCTCTTTCTTACTTCTTCTTTAGCCAGATCACTTTCAATAACTCTGCGGATCTCGCTGCGAAGAGATTCCAGAGCTACTGATTCGTAGAATACTGGGTCAATTAAAGAGCCTTCTTGTTTCTGCCCCGATAACAAGGAAAAACAGAGGGCATCTAATGACACCCCCTGGTCGTTCGCTTGTTGCATAAGACTGAAAAAGAGAGTCTCGGGAATCTGTAGATTTAAATCCCTATCCATTTGTTTGACTCTCTAGTTGTTCAACTGTTGTCGGCGCCGAGACCTTGGGAATCCAGCTCGTTCTGCATTTGGCCAATCGCCACACGAATGAGGTCGATTTGAATGCGTTCCAGAGTAGGTACAGGAGTCACGAACACTTTAGCATTAACGATCCCTTGCTCAAGAGTTTCGGGGCGGTTAATACGGTTATCACAGATGACTTGGAAGGCATCCGAAGGAATGGCGCCATACAGAGCACCCTTAACGTATAGTTGGTTAAGAATGCTATTACCAACCGCAATAATCTGGTTGTAAATAACACCAAAACCGTCAATCACGTTAAAGATTTGATTGTCAAAGGCCCGACGCAAGGAACCATACACAACGTTAAGAATAACGCGAGTGTTGACGAACTGATACAGCTTTTGTTGTGCATCGTCTGGGTTCGTTAGACGGGTACGACCACCCCAGATATACACTGCAGACTGCGGGTATCCTGGCAGAGTGCGGACAGCATTACATCCTTTAGGGTTCAACAGGTTTTGTTGAGCGGAGTTAATGGGGATCTGTGCGCTATAGGCATTGGCCAACTGGTACTTTGTACCGGCAGGAGGGAACTGATAACCTTCAGCACGATAGCGACGAACTGCAACACCAGTCACATAAGGTGAAGGGGGCAGATACACTCCACTAGTGGTGCTAGGATCGCTGTCAATCCAGGGACCATAGAAAGCAATGAATCCGAAAGCATTGCCGTACTGTTGGGAATCATCTAGAAGACGATTGACGTTATCTACACCAGCCTCTACAAACGCGGCTTGTGGGACACCAGCGAAACCAACACCACGTAGAGCGTTGTCAATGATCTCTGTAGAAGTGATCGCGTCAAAGTTCCACAAGGTTGTTGGAGGGGTGATTTCAGGGGTGTAGGTAAGTTCAACTTGAGCACCGTAGCAAGTTTGACCAGCGGAGGTCAAGTCACCACCAAGGGTATCGCTAGGTACAATGGCCCAGGAGTAAGTGGAACCATTGTAAGTAGCAACCAAACGGTCACCAATTGCAACTGCAGCACCATTTGGAGCAGTACCGGCAGTAACCACGTTAAAGTATGAACCCACAAGAAGGGATTGCATGGTGTTTAACTGAGCGCCACTGTCGCCGATGGAAAGACCAAGCTGAGCGCCATATGTGCCAGCAGCACTTACCGCAGCAACGGAACCGTTGGCTGAGTTTATAGCGACGACAGCAGTAGCGCCAGTGAAGACCACAGAGGAGTTGCTCACGAGAGTAACCACGTCAGCGGCTGTGTAGCCTTGGCCAGGGTTAGTAACAGAAGCAGCGGTAATAGCACCAGCCGTCACAGTAACTTGAAGAACCAGGCCAGTGCCTGTACCACCAGTTACAGCAATGTTGCCGAAGATACCACTAACAGGGGAAGCAGTGCCAGCGAAAGTACCAACAGAGGTCACAGGGCCAATTGTGCCAGAAGCAGCAGTACCATTGTAGTCCCCGACTAGGATTGGGTCAATCGCAGGAACGAAGAAGGACTCGGCTTGGAAGAATTGCTTAACCGTGGGAACACAGAAAGCGTTTGCAACTGTTGCTACGGGAGTCAGAGTTGGTGTGACGAGGTTGAACTTCGGCAACCAACCACATTTTGTTGAGGAGAGAAGATCTTCACCATATGGTGTGATTTGGTCCTCACCCAGAATAACACTAGAGTTGTTAAGGTAGATGGAAGTACTGGGAATACCTGTAACTATGCCACCGGGGGCCACAGCTGCATTAACCGCTTGGCTAAAGATAGAACTTGTGTCGTAAGCGTACTTTCTTGCCCGAGTAACAGGAAGAGTAAGCAACTCCATTGGGGTGATGACTTCCAGACCACGTCCAAGTACTTTTGAGTAGAAGATGGAGGGAGTGGTGCTCAATGTACCCGTAGGGAGAGCAATGAAGGAGTTGTTGCTATAGTTATCAACACTCAGTGCCAATACAAAAGTACTAGAACTTAATACTTTTACAATGTAAGGACGGCTTACAAGTTTTGTGGTTGCACTAACAAGATTGGTAGTTACACCGACATTTGTCACTGTAACAGGCTGAGTGAAATAAACTGCCTGCGCATCGCGAAGTCCGTGGTTGGTGGCGGTGAAGGTAGCAGTGCCAGCTGGGATTGTAGTTACAGTACCAGCATAGGGGGCAATCTGCGCCGAAGGGTTTAGCAGAGTGCGAGTTACCCAGTTCAGGATATAGGTCTGAGTGGGGTCTTGAAGTGTACCAGGAAGGTGGAGAGTGTTTACACCAGCGGCGGCACCAGAAGTATTTTCAATCAGGTCAGAAGTTTGACCATTAATTGTAACAGGTAGATTCCAGTTGGAATCCGCATAGCTCAAGAGAGCAGTGTCACCTGTTGGTGCGGGCAGGAAAACTGCACCGTTCGGAGGAGTTGTAATGTTAACAGTACCGCCAGCTAGAACAACAGCATTGTAGATGTTTGAGGCATCAACAGCAGAAGTAGCCAGTAAGATATTATTGAGTGAGTACTCAGAGTCGTTGACCAGGTCATAGGGGGCAGCAATCACAAACACTTGTGTGTTTGCCAGGTTAACACCTGAAGCGCCACCTTGAATATTCACGCTGGTAAAGTCGTTACCAACACCAGTCCCAGTAAGTGTAACTTCTTGAATCGGCAAAGTAACAGGCCAGTAGGCATCTGTGTCTAAAGCAAAGATACCATTAATGGCGGAGCCAACAGCAGTAACAGTGTATTGCGCGGGGTCAAGCAGGCCAACTTGCTGACTGTCAGCAACAATATTAGCTGACTCATTTACAGCAGTCTGGGCAGATTCACCGGGCACAATGCTTTGGGTGGTTAGGCGATTATAAGTAACATTACTACCTAGCCACTTGTAAATGACGTTGTCAACAAGGTACAGAGAATCTGTTACCAGGTCAGAGGCAGGTTGGTGAGGGGTGTAGTTTTGGTACTTATTGATGCCGGTTACAAGGTAAGGGCCGGGATCGGCCAGAGCCATCCACTTGAAGTTATTGCTTTCACAATGAAGGGCAGCAGCAGCGCCAACAGCAGCACGGCCAGCGCTATCAAACTGTGCATAAGCACAAGGAGTGATTAGGTAGCCTTGATCTTGCTGACCATCGAAGGCAGTGTTGATGCACTGAGTGTAGTCCTGGGGGACACGCTCCAGGTCAACAGCGCCGCCAACGATCAAATTGACGTCGTAAGCATTTTGCATGAATACGAAGCTGCTACCTTGTGGAAGCACCTGAGTTACAACCGAAACGTTACCGTCGAAAGTTGTAGCAGCAATCTGGATAAACCCGTTTTCTGAATTTGAAGCAGGTTTAATATCATTTACTTGACCGAAGTCGCGTACAAAAACCGAAGAGCTAACTGCAGGATTGCTTTCAATTGCAGTGGCTACGGCTGCGGTGATAGCTGCGCTGATCTTGCGGTTGTTGGCTTCGTCACCAGCAACGTAGCTCACAGGAATTACAACAGGAACCCCGAGCCACTCACCATTGGCGGTGTAACCAGTGGAACCATCGCCGGCAACAAGTTTAATGCCGTTAATTGTCATTTGCACATAGACTTTGTTCCCAGCAATCAAAGATGAGGGGAGGTCTGTGGCGTTGATTTTGGTCGCAGAGGGGGAGAACTCAATTTCAACGATTTCGTTAGGAGTACCTACGCGGACTACGCGGAGGTCACCAACTTGTGCGTTAAGGAAGAAAGCGTCAACACACTGGTAGCTCAACAGGGGCATACCAGAGTCAGGAATCAGACCGCCATTGAGGACTTTATAGTCCCTTAGGCTGGTTACTGGGATTGGTGTGTTGAAGGGGAAGATAGTTGTGGGTACATTTGCGTCTGTTTCCACAAGCATGTATACTGTGGAAAAACCGGCGATGGTACCGAAAGCGATGTTGCCAGCACGTTCGTTGATATAAACACCGGGAGCGCCGGGGGTTATACCAGAATTGCCAAGGGAGAATGTTGCCATTTTGATCTGAAGATTCCTTCCATTTACTTCTTCTCGTTCAGGCGAAGGTGTGACTCCTGATTGGTGCCCTTAGGCCGAGAAGTTAGTGTTTGTACGGTC